TGCGATTGCAGCGATGTTCTCGTCGGACTGGGCTTCGGCCCACTTGAGCCAGCGATCGATCAGTCGCCAAGACCAGTTAAAATACTGGAATGGCGGTTTTTCTTCGGAGATCCAACCCTGCAGACGCTTGGCTGCTGAAGGTTCGACATATTTTGCCGGATCATCGTCGGTGATCCAATTGATGTGCCCACCTGTTGGCTTGACTGCCATTTGTGCGACTCCTTATCCTAATAGTTGGATGTAGGCGAACTCGCCGCCCACCCCCGGATCGCCGTAATCTCCAAACCCGTTGACATTCGGATCGACGCCATCGAAGCCGAATGCATTGTCCGACGAATAGACGATCGCCAGAAAATCCACCCGCACGCCGGCGGCCACAACATCCTGCATCAGGTCCCGAACGAAAGTTGCAATCGTTCCATCGATGGGCGTATCTGAGTAAAGGTCGACCTGGGCCGGGTAGGTCTCAACAACCTGCACCTCGTTGGCCTGGGCCAAAAGGCGCCAGACGCTGATCACATCCTCGATGGTTCCATGCGAGACGTTTTTTCCGATCTTGGCCTTAAGCAGGATACGATAGACCGAATCTTCCCAGCCGATCCTGGTGAGCCCGACGATGGTGCCGACGCGATCGAGCTGCACCCCTTCGGCATTATCGATATCCAGGCGGCCATAAAACTGATGGGCGGCATCTTCGATCTCCTGGACCTGCTGGCCAAACAGGATCTCGATCAAAGCGGTGATCCTCGGGCTGTCCTTGTACTGCTGTAAAAGGCGCCGCTTTGATGCTTCTATATGGTCGTTGATCTTGGCTATCATACGTGAGCCACCGTTATGTTGGCCGCATCCCACTGGGACATTTCGACATCGCCTCCGGCGCCGTCATCAATGTCCACGTTGTCATCGGTGGTGGGGCTTGCGATCACACCGATACGCACCGCCACGTCCACGATGCCGGCCACATCGGCCAGTTGGGAGATAAGCGATGGATAGACGACCACATCGGCACCAGGCCCCAGCCCGTTGCCCCAGGTGACGATTTTATCTTTGATGTAGTCATCGCCGTTGCCCGGATAGTCGCTGGTGACGGTCAGGTCCAGCTCCAGGTAGATGGGCACCTGGGTGGGGCGGGTGAACCAGCAGTAGTGGCCAAAGCCCTGGCTGTCGGTCACCTGGACAGATATAGACCCGTATGGCTCGATGCCGGCAGGCTTTGCTTTTAAAAAGATGGTGTCGGCGATCTCCTGATCCCGATCGGTGCTGCCGCCCGCTTGGTAAACCACCACCTCGAATGATTTGCCCGGTAAACCCCTGGCGTCTGTGGTCAGAGTGTAGTTTTCAAAGACGATCACATGCTCGATGGCCACCTTGGTGATGTCGGCATTTAAAGCCAAAATCGCGCTGCGGATCGCCTCCACCGGCCCGGACTGGCTGAACTGCAGGTTCCCGTTTCTTCGGATGCGAAGCTCGGCATCGGTTTCAAGGTCCCGTCCGATTATGGCCGGCAGCGGATTGGTGACGCTGTCCAGGCCCGCAATCGGAGTATCGATCTGGGTTAAGGTATTTTCGACCACTTCGATGGGGCCGGTCTCCAGGGCGATGCAATCCACAAGGACGGTGCCGCCCGCACCGATGGTTGCCTCCAGCTCGGTCTTGAAACGGGCCTCTGGATTGTCCGCCACTGAAAAGATAACCCCTGCCGGCACGATGGTGCCTGCGGTGCCGGAAAGCTCCACCTCCTCGATGCGGCTGGCCCTTGCCGGCAGACGCACATGCCCGGTCAAGGCGGCGGCCAGATCCAGGCTGACGCCTTCCGAAGTTGCCGGGTACTGGGCGTTGTAGAGATCTGCCAAAAGCTCCCACAGCAGGGCCTCTCGCTCTGCGAAGATGCCTTTGAGCTGACCGAACACACTCTGGGCAGAGGTGTTGATCTGGGCACCGAACGTGGCCCGCAAAGCGGTGTCGATCTCAGATTCGATTTCGGTCAGCGTCTTGATCACAAGCCCCTGGGCAGTGATTCCATAGGTCACGGCAGCACCTCGCTATAGGTGATAATGGCACCGGTATCGACCAGGGCCTTAAAGGCCAGCTGCAGCTCGCGGGTGCTGGCGTCGATGCGTAGATCGAATTCTATCAGTTCCACGATGCCGGGCGTGTTGATGATCTCGGCCTTGAATACGGTGTCCAGGACCAGCGGATCGGGATTTTTGACCATCACCTGCTGCAGGTAGGGCACGCCGACCCTAAGATCCAAAAACCACTCCCCCATGAAGGCCTTAAGCCTTTGCGCCAAGTGCTGCCGGATCGCATCGGCCTGGTTGACCAGCAAAAGGTCGGTGGCATCGGTGGCAAGGTCCCAACTCGTATCGTCTAAAAGCAGATCCATCTATTCCAGGTCTCCCTCACCACTTAACGGCCCGCCCATGCTGTCCACGAAATTGCCCGGCACGGCGTGACCATTGGTGGTGATATGGCTGACGATGGCCGTGCAGATCACCTGCCAGAATTGCTCTACCAGGGCCTGTTCCGAAGGGTTGAGCTGGCTGCCGTAAACCTGGGCCAACACCGCGGCCGCCACCTCGCTTCCCATCTGGGTGCCGCTCATGGCCATGATTAACTCCTTTTGATTGTTGCCAGCCTGGCCTTGTCGTCCTGGAAATAGGCAATGGTGCTGGCTATAAAGGGCGAGGCCCCGATGGAGGTGATCACGCGGGCTGAGATCAAATGATCGAGGATGCTGTCCACGATGGTCAAAAATTCTTCGCTGGCTCCCTCGATACTGATCTTGCCATCCGGTGCCATCTCCACACGCATCTGGCCATTTTGCAGCACCGCATTGTCGGCGCCGGTGCCGGAGAGCGTCGCACCGAACGGCCGCACGCCGGGCACGAAGATCGCGTCGGACAGATTGTGGTGCCGGGGGTCTTTCGGCCCCACGATCTGGCCACTTCCCTGCAGCCAGGCGTCCAGGGAGCGCTCGCAAAAGATCGCCATGCCAAAATCGCCGGATTTCAATGGCAGGTGCAAAAAGGCCTCACCGTCTGCAGCAGACGGCCATTGCACCGGCACTTCGGTGATCACCGGAAGCTCGGTCTCCTGGGGCTCTGACTTATACTTCTTCTTCAGCAGCGGCTTGATGCTCGCCTTTTGCTTGGCCGCGTCGTATTTTTCCACCTTGGCCGGAAGGCATACATGCACATCGTACAGGTGGGCCGTGATGGCATCGTGAAGGATCTGGGCCAGTGTTTTGTCGGCTTTGCTGGTCATAGCGCCACCGCCTTTGCCGCTGCATAGAAGGCATCGGCATGGGTGTCGCCGGCGAACTGGACTTCAACCAGCTTGTAGTCGCCGTCGACCTCCCGGCTTTCGATCCTCACCAGGCGGCCGGGGACCAATCGCGGCTGGATCAGGGCCTTGAACTCGACACCGAGACCGCCATCGACTTCGCGCTTGACCGGAGATCCCACCAGGCCGGTCTCAGGGGTCAGCAACACAGCCTGCAGCCCGCTATCCTGGTCTTTGGGAAGTATTTGCAAAACATTGTCCTGGACCGACCACTCCAGGCCCTGCTTGGCCGTCAATTCATCGAGGATCGTTTTACTTCTCCCGGATAAGGAGATCCCTCCCTGGGCTTTGTCGGATGCGATGCCCAGAAGCGATCCCATCACCACCTCACCCTTGTCGACGATGCTCTGGGCCACATCCCGGATCACTTGCTTTAAGTCCGTGCCCGGTGCGTAGCTCTTATCGATATGGACCGAGCGCAGCGCCTCCGATCCGTCGCCGCACTCCATCGTGGTGACCCAGTCCGGTCCCTGGCGGGAGATATAGGCGCGCGTGATGTCACCATAGAAGAGCTGCTCGATGCTGTCGCCATAACCGACCTCGAGGATCACGATGGCCTTTTCCTTTTCGGCCAGGGCGCGACCTTTGCCGCTCAGGTTGTAGACCGATATCTTGGCTGTATTGGCCGTCGACTCGCTGGTCTTTTCTACCTGGAAGACAATCCGCAGCCCATCGAACTTGACCGCTTCGCCCCCACCTTTGGTACCGATCGTGACGGCGATGTATCGTTGCCATAGTCGATCCATTACAGCGCCTCCTCGTAGATCAGAGACACATCGCTTCCCAGGTTGTCACGGTCTGGCTCCTGATACTGATCAGTCCAGTTGAGGGCAAAGAGGACACCCGGAGGAAAGATCGCCGCTGAATATTGTGCGAGCAGATCCACACCCAGCCGGACGGCAATGCCAACGGTCAGAGGATGGCCGCCGGCATCGGAAAGGTCCATCGCCCAGTGGCCGGCGCGGGAGTTGTAGCGCAGCCGCACCTGGTAGACCGAACCATCGAGTTGCACCGAAAAGCTTTGATGAGGTGTGTCGTGCGATAAGGGCAGTTCGATATAGGCCATCAGTTCCCCCAGATCAGACGGTAGGCCCAGGAGGCTGGCCGGCTCGCTTTGCTTTCATCGAGTAAGGTGCCTTGTTTTACGCCCTGGTGCCGCTCGGCTGCCGACAGATCCTTTATCTCTTCGCTCTTTGCTTCTTTGGGGATCTCCACGCTCTGGCCGCTGGCGATCGTGATCTGGCGAAATGACGCCTTGAACACCAGGGCACCACCCGTGGTAGCATTGCGAGGAGCGGTAAAGCGCTCCATGACCATGTTCTCATAGGTGGCAAGCCCGCCGATGATGGAAAGAAGCGTGCCCTTGGCGTAGATCTCATCGAAGATATCAAGCGCCGCCTTGGACGGCTTGGGCGATCCGGCCAGGGCCAGGTTGGCCATGATCACAGTACCTGCGGTTGCGATGGTGCCGGCCGCTCCACCGATCCGGCTGCCGGCAAACCCGGCCGCATTGCCCACGAGGGTGCCGGTCAAAGTGATGGGGGCATCGCTGATGATGCCTTCGAGCTGCAGGGTGCGTCCTCGTTTTATGATGTGATCGGAGATCTGGGAGCCGTCCTCCACCTCGTGAAGCGTGGCCTGGGCGTCCATGCTGAGCTCTTCGCTTCGGGTGCAGTCGATCTTGA